ATTCAATACGCTAATCCCGTAAAACAGGGATTTGCTCCTAGTATGCGTCAGCAGATGAACACTATGAGAGGACAACCGGTCGCAAAATCGATGAACTCTCTGTCTCCGTTCATCAACTAAACGTTAATTTAATATATGTTTGTATATTAAATTGGATGAGTAAGAAAAATAGTAAAACTGTATATAACCAGATATCAAATATATGGAAAAATTATAGATGGGAGTTCCTTTTTGTGTTAAGCGTCTTTGTAATTATAGTCTGTTGGTTTCTAAAACCGGATAGTGTGTATAACGGAATAGTTATAGATACTAGTATATTAAAGGGTAAACGTGAAAAGACGAAAGGAGTTTATAAAAACGAGGAGAAATGTAGGGAAATAGTGGAATCGATATATAACCTACCGTTCAAAAAGGTAAGACCCAACTTTTTGAAGAACCCCAAGACAGGAAGAAATCTGGAATTGGATATGTATAATGATCAACTCAAAATAGCAATTGAGTACAACGGTATTCAGCATAGAACATACGCTCCCTATTTCCATAAATCGTACGATGATTATCTAGGTCAGGTAGATCGGGATAATCTTAAAAAACAGAAATGTAAAGAAAATGGAGTTACATTGATATGTGTACCTGACACAGTAAGATATGAGGAATTGCAATCTTATATTATAACAGAATTAAGGAGAGAGGGAAAACTTTAGCTACCTCCTCCTTTACTGGATGCAAGCATCATCACAGCTCCTGTACATACAACAAACCAAATCACACTAGTTATTCCAACACATGTTTTTTTTGCTGTATTGTTATCTATCATATTACACCCACAACTAGCACTACTTATTATACACGATAGAACACATACTAGAACAATGACAACAAGAGGATTCATTTTTGTCAGAAACGACATTTTCTTGTTTTGTAGTATATAAACTTTTTATTAATATTAATAAAAAGTTGTTGGTATATTCACTTCCGTTAATAGTCTGTGTTTAATTACTATCGTTAATCATATTTATCCGTCACACTTAATACAGACATCATCTGTGCAGATATATCCGTTAGAATCTGCATCGACTATTTTTCTGCTAGATTCGATCTGTTTTTCCAAATTTTCTTTAGTTTTCTTAATTGCAGTATCCTCATCCATAATATTAAATTTCACTGGATCAACAAGAGCTAGAGATCTTAGATAGTACGAAAGACATTTATGACCTTTCTTCCATGCATACATATACATACTCGAAAGTTTACTATGAGTAGGACGTGAGATATTGATATTCAACGACTGAGATTGATCGATGTATGCACCTCTGTCTGCAGCATAATCGATGATGGTTTTTTGAGAAATCTCCCATACAGTTCTATAAACATTCTTGATCCATTGGGGGATATCTAGATTCTGAACAGATCCATTGTCCCGGATAATCATATCAACAATCTCTTTGGTCCATTTACCGATTTTCTGTAGTTCGTCTGCGAGGTAGGTATTCACAGCCGGGAAATCACCTGCAATTCCTTTACGAGTAAAGACGTTGGAATTAAACGCTTCGAAACATTCGTTAAATCCTAAAATCTGAGATGTAGTTGCTGTAGGCATCGGAGCTACAAGTAGACTGTTGAATAGTCCGTGCTGTTGAATATCGTCTTTTAGAGCTTCCCAATCGTAACAAGGAATTGAGAACGGGAACAGTTTGTTTTCATTCCATTTATTTGCTGGCACACCAGGAATAATATCTTCATAAACAGTGTTGTTGTCAGGATGAGTGAAAGGAACTACGACAGTACCGTTCAGAGGGTCGGCCGGATTGCTAGGATTGGAATACGTCCATTGGTCGAATTGAAGAATTCTTTTAGACGCAGGGCATCCCTTGAATTTAGGATAAGGTCCATATTTCTTTGCAAGTTCATTCGACTTCTTAAGAGAATGATAGTACATACACTCAGAAAATAGCTGATTAAGAACCTTACTCTCTTTATCACCCCATGATAATCTTAGCATCGCAAATGCATCAGCTAATCCCTGCATTCCTTTTCCGACCGGGCGGTACTCAAAATTGTTGTCAGCGCAATAGTTGATAGGGTAGTATCCTTTATCAATAACCATATTAAGATTCATATTCATCACTTCGATAGTCTCCCCCATTCTCTTCCATTGAATAATCTCAGGATCATTAAGAGAAACGAATCTAGGAAGAGCAATAGAGGCAAGATTGCACACGGCGATACTAGTAGCTGTGTGTTTCTGCATCACTTCACAACACAGGTTGCTTCCTCTAATTGATTCCAGATTGCTATAATCTCCATCCTCTCCGTTTGGACCGAAAACCTGATTGCTCTTAGAATTGATAGAATCCTTAGCGTGCATATAAGGAAGTCCAGATTCATCAAGTGAAGTAACAACCTTCTTCCATAGATCAAACGCCTTCATGGTTCTACATGCTGCTCCTGGAGTATTTTCCAGCTCGATATACCGTTTCTCAAACGCAGGTCCATAGAGATCGATCAGTTCAGGATAACTCGCCGGGTCAAAGAAATTCCAAACTCCGTCCTCCTCTACGCGTCTGAAGAAGAGGTCTGGATTCCAAAGAGCAGGGAAAACATCGGGAGCTCTCATCTCAGCAGTAGTATTCTTTAGTCTAATCTCGAGGAATTCAGGGGTGTCAGGATGCCAAGGCTGAAGATACAGAGCGATAGCTCCTTTGCGTTTACCAGACTGATCAACATATCTAGCGATCTCATTGAAAACTTTGATCAGGGGGATAACACCTTTGGACCGTCCGTTAGTTCCTCCAATAAGAGCTCCGTTACTACGTACACAAGTTAGATCAACCCCGATACCTCCTCCCTGTTTTGAAATCTTAGCACAATGTTTCCAGCATTCAGGGATCGATACCTCCGGTAGATTATTCTTGATTATCTGATCTAGATAATCATAGTCATCATCACCCATAGAATCAGGACAGCTTAGAACAAAACAACTAGACATCTGAGGAAGTTTAGTACCTCCGCTAAAATTGGTAGGACTTGCATGAGTAAAATCTTTATTTGACATACGAATGTAGGAATCGATAACAAGTTCAATATCTCCAGGATATGTTCTCCCTGACATCTCAGAATTTCTGGTAGATGGTCCATGAACCCCCAGAGCAACACGCATCAACATAGTCTGTACTCTCTCGACTGTCTTACCGTTTACTTTCTGAAGATACGATCTACAGAGTAATCTATGAGCATGGTAAGAATAGGTGTAATCTTTCTGAAAATCGATTGCTGCCTCAATTGTGTCAATATTATCGATCGCGAATTTATAGATCTCTTCATCTAGTAGAGGATTGTGTTTTCCAGTAACCATATTATGATTGTTATATAGAATATCTGCTGCTTCTCTGAATGTGTTAGGAGTATTTTTGTGTAGATCATTCCAAGCAATACGGGATGCAAGCTTGGCATAATCAGGTTCATAGATACTACGAAAGATAGCACTCTCACACGAGAGACGATCGATATCCCTGGTTGACATACCCGTTGACAGCCCCATAATAAACGATTTAGACAGCGACGTTGTATCAACCGATAGATCCGCTGCAAGTTTCATGTTACGTGCAGTGATTTTGTCATAGTACACTTTCTCACGTTGCCCGTTACGTTTGATGACGTACATTTTATCACTGGTATTATATATAGCAAATACTTTTTAACTAGTGTTAAAAAAAAAGCCTGTAATGATTTAAAATATAGATAAAATATTTTAAATCGTTTTTAATCATCCTTATCTAATCTATTATATTTGAATACACATATTCTTGAGAACACACAGTGAGAATCATAATCACATCCTTTGCCTTATCACTGTCATCTTCTTTAAGAATCATAGGATATGTTTCTTTAAGAATGTCAGCTATCCTCTGATCTTGACAAAAGATATGTAAGATTGACGTAGAGAATTCTTGTTCTTCACATACTGCTCTACTAGCAAACACAAGTCCGTGAATCTTCTTTTGTAATAACCTGTATGCTATCTCTTCGTTGAAATATTTAGCAGTAGGGAAACCCATTGCTCTTGTAACAGATACTCCTATCCTCTTATCTTTTATTGTACAGATGAAATCGCACATCGTATAACGGATCCAATATTTAATCTCCATTTCCGGTATATAGTTATCAGCTTTAAATCGTTCCTTAAAATACTGCATCGATAAAGCCTCTGAGTATTGAGACCGCCCTCCAGCATTAGCTATTGATAACGATCTCTTTGCTGCTTTACATAAATTGGTTTCATTAAATTTTGGAACAATATACTCATCGTTATACACGTTTTCGGATAGTTTTATTCCCGTCACTACTGAGTTTAACAGTATTTTACATTCTATCGATGATTGTATTATACATCCAGACTTAAACTCCTGCTTTATCGTATCGTTCCTCTCTTTCCCTTGGCCAGTCGACCTCTCCCATTCGGTCGTTTTCCCTATATAACTTATCTGACTCACATGGGGGATAATGAGATCGTTTTTCACATTGATTGGGATGGATACTAAATGAATGCTGATTAAAACTACAATTGTCGGTCTTCTGTTCAGTCGTTTCCTTCTGTGAGGTCGACATCTTAAGTGAATAATCATAATCGATGTGGGTTGAGAAAGGGAAGATTTCGGAAATACTCATTTCGTACGAGTGTATTAATCAGATATAAATATATTTATATCTGATTAGATTAATTCATTTTTCGATCTATTTTAGATAATCCCTGGCATCAAAATGGGCAGTAAGACTTATCGGTTTTAACCATTTATCGCTACTTAACGGTATCCAGTAATTTGGATAAATGTAACTCGATGGAAGGATTAGACTTCCCGGAAACTTTTTATCTTTCATTGATCCTACTATAACACTTGTTAGAGCGATAGGACCTGTAGTACTTACTATATAATCATCTTTTGAATCTTGGCTCTCATCAGCCATATCAGATTTCCACTCACCAACGAAATCTCTTGAGTTTTGAGCCAGCCATACTAACATATTTTTTGTAAACAGATGTTTTTTACGCGATCCTATAATCGCATTATTTACATACATAACAGGTTCCATCCCTATCAGGTAGTTGAATCTATCACATATTTTTTTCATCGATACAAGACATGCTCCATCGTTGATATCAGAGTAGATTCCTCCAATAACATAAAGAATAACCTGTCTTAGTGTGTCAGATCGAGCTCCTACATTAGGATGTTTTTTAAACAGATATTTGATATTCGTTCTGATATCTTCAGGTATTTTTGATAATAGGTCAGATATATCATCGGGACCTCTAACTTTAATTTTATCTATGTAAGGTTTAGGAACTACGAAGTTTGGATTATCAGTCCAGATATTAAACTCGAACCCAGGGTTTCTATCAATCCATGTGTCCATAAACTTGTAAAACCTAGGTTTTATATCTCCGAACTTTTCTCCATTTGGAGTAAGACTTAACCAGATCCAATGGATTTTATGAGGAATTCCAACAGGAACTTTCTTATTAGTTTTCAAGTTTGTATGTTTCCAATGGTCAAGTAGTAGTTCTGCGATATCAGATTTTATAATTGTATCTTCTTCGTATTCATATCCTTTTACAGTACAAATATCAAATGGTTCGATACCAGATGTATTAATATACTGTTCCTTATCCGCTATTCCATTCATTAGTAGAAAATCTGTATACAGTACACAGTTCTTTGGGATAGCTAACTCTCTTGCTTGCTCTACCTGGAGAAGAACCAGTAGTATGCTTCCGATTGTGGTTATATGAAACTCTGTCTTCTTTGATTTCGATAACAGTTTAACATGTTTACAAGATATATTATTGACGGTGGATCTGTCTCCTGATTTCACATAATAGATATCTCCTGTCTCTCTATTTGCAATAGAAATATCTGTACTCCCGATATTTATAAGGATAACATCCGACGATTTTCGTGTATCAACTGATACAGACCCTTTTT